GGACGCTGCGTGCATTAGCACCCCGGCTTAAACCGGGCCCCACAGTCAGTTATCGATTAAAACGGTCGATACTGACCCAATTCCATTTAACGCGTTGCGCGTCGCCTAGGAATCGAGGCCGGACATTTCCTTTGGTCCAATATGCGTATAAGCAATTGCGACCATTGAGTGTACCGTACTGTTCCTCCCGAATTAAGGAGGGAACCCTCATCTCTAAGCGTTGGTAATTTCTACCAAAGCGTAACCAACCACCCTTAACTCCCAAGCTATAAGGAGCGCTTGGTGACTTTAAGAATGGCGGTAGTTGAGAGAGGATAAAGTCTTTACACCGAGTGAATCCAAATTCCTCAAAAAGAGGAACTTGCTCGGCTAAAGAGATTAAAGACGGCAAACTACCGACGTAGGCATGCTTGAATTTGACAATCCGAACGTCAAATCCTTTATACCAGTATGAACCACATGATTCCCTTACGGGACTGTGTGGTCCACAAGATTTACTGGTATTTACGCGCATGCCGGCCCATCCTAACATATCGACGACGTAGTCATAGGATTCTCGCGAGACAATAATATCGTCTCCGAAAACTAGAGGGCTAAATCGTCTCAGCAAAGGTTTCGGATTGTGATCCAGAACCCAAGCGACGTCTCGCAAGGATAAATAAGTCCTATAGCTAACTTCTCGAACGAGAATAGCTGCGAGGCTCAAAGCCCAAAAGACTATTGATTCCATAGGAAAGCAAATTGCATTTCCCATGGTAGCAAAACATCTGTAAGGCTTAACAACAGAGCCATCAGGAAATTCAACGCCTGATGCTCTGTATCGTGTTAGGATCGCGAATACCTCTCTCGGAAGGAGATATTTCACTAATTTCAACGAAATTAGATCACTCGCATCACTCAAATCGATGGTACAATAACGCTCATCTCTCGATTTGCGAAAATTGTAACTTTGATCAGTGATGTGGATCGAGTCGCGGAGAAATGGATGAGTTTTGATAATTTGATACAGTACGGACATGAGTCCCTGCTGCGCAAACATCAACTCTTTTGGTTCTATACAGATCAAACGTTGTTTTGTAAGATCTTTCGGAACCAAGCAGACACGCGAATTCCATTCGCAGTGATTTTCATCACGAACGTTTGGTAATACGCCATGAGCGTCAGTCATTAGTTTTCGACTAACTCTCTCGCCTGCTTTAAGACTCCATTTTTCAGGCCCTTCTTCCCTCCCGTATACAGCGCCTGAGCCGTGTAATCCATAGGGATTTTCGGCCCACTGCGCGAGGAAAGGATGGATACGACCCTCATCGCAAAATACGTGCCGTAACAGGCATCTTGCGAGAGGGAGTATTTCCCCCCTAAACTCTTGTTGGCGAAGGTTGGTATAACCGCCTTCGCTTCCAAAAGGCAGGAAAGAATCCTTTAGACGATCCTTGAACAGTTTAAGCTGTGAAGTTTCGTCTAGGACTAAAGCAACGTCCTTGACTTTAGAAAAGGCAAGGTACCACTGGCGTAGAAATTGAAACGCCAAGGCTTTTGTCCCCTCTTCCGTTTCATTACTGGACGGAAAGTTTAATACTAACATCACAAGTGGTGTCAGCATACGCGGAAGGGCAGTACAACCGCAAACCGGCTCTGGCAATTCAAAATGCCAATGATGCCAGCGTTCTTGCGGCTCGCAATAGCCGAGATCTGTAATGACAGCTTTTTCAAGTGCCTTACCGATGGCGGTTAAAGCGAAAAGGGTATGACCAACGTCGATCTTGAGATTGTCAAAAACAAACTCATAAGATCGTTCAATGGACACCTTGTACTCCGGAAATACGTCGATAATTTCTTTCGACAAGTTTTCGTAGAAGGTAGAAATAAAGGTATGTGATGTTTCCATCATATTCCTCCAGTGTTAAATGGTTTATAATACCTTGATTCCCCCCAGGAAACGGGGAGACAAAGGAGGGCTAACGCCCTCCTAAATTACCATTGCGGTAATTTGTTTCACCGCTTCCATCTGTTGAGGATTACAGGCATCAGTTGGATCAGGAGCTCAATTAGCTCCAGAAAGGTTTCACAAACCTCTCTTAAAATATCCAAAAGTGCCTTTAGTCTGTTCACAGATCACCACCGGCAACGAGAGATGCTATAGCTGTAGGCGCAGCGCCTATAGCCGCATCGTCGTTGAGCAGGGATGCCATGATACCGACCATCTGTTTGACGTAAGCTACCGTAATAGTAGCATCGTCTTTCGGAATGGAGATATCAAGTGTTACCTGTCCGGTAGCTGGGAGTCCCGTGTCTTCATTTGTTTCGACACGGAACACACGGACGATCACGTGATCGTTAGACTTTGCGCCAGCGGATGTTATTTTACGAACGACATCCACCGCGTAAGGTTTCGACACGGATCGATCGGCGACAACATATCTCGTAGATTTTTCGCCCTGAGTTAACAGAGCAAAAGTCTCTTGATTTGAGTTGTCGTAGTAGGGAGTCAAGCTAGAACTAGCCATTAGAACACTCCTTCTACAAGGTGAGTTGGACTCGGCTCTACATCAGTCGCTGCGCAACCAGCGCAGTTCCTGATACACCGTTGACCAGTGAAAGTCCCTTCCCGAATAGGGATGTGACAAGATCACCTGATGGCGGTTCACCAACCGTGCGTTCATACTTCCTATAATATCCAGTGCCTGGGAAAACATCCCATGACTGAACATCGTAGTTAGCATGATACCAATTAGGATTAGTCATTTCTCTTAGACTATACGGGGAAATCCATTTGAATTCCCAGTTGAAATCTAGGAGTTGACTAAAGCCTAAATCACGGATATCAACCGCCTTAAGGCGCATTAAAGAACTGGGGACCCGCCACAAGCTGAGTGGATCGACGAGCCAGTCGATCACAAAGCTAAAGGGGGTGAGTTCCCAAAGCGTCTCAAACATACCTCTCGTATCGAGACCAAAACCGCGCATCAAACTTTGAGTGCGGTTCCAGCGACGACCCAGATCTTGCATCTGGTGGCATCCAACTGTGTTCCTCTGAACTCCGAACGTTCTGTAACAGCACGATGTTTCGTAAGAAGCATTATGCCATCCAGGACTTGGTCGGAAATCATTGGACCATTGAGATGAATCGCCGTAAGGGTATGTCCAGGTGCCACTACCAATCGGTGTCTCCTGAGATGAAGACACGCGATCGTAACCCTCTTCAAAGAGAGAATCAGGATCAGCTGATCTTACGTCGGACAATGTGCGCGAAATATTGCGTACATCGTGCATCGCAGATTGCCAACCATATTTCCTCTCCAACCAAACGTTGGCGCCGCCTTTTGCAAGGTCGGCCATACTGCCCTCACGGGCGTACTTCCGCCAATCAGTTTTGAGAAGAGCAAACGGATTTTTAACCATAGCTATCGTCTTATGAGCCTCAGCAATTGAGACCATAATTTGAATGCCTTTGGTCAAGGATCCATTTAGCTTGTCAGATAGGTTATTAATCAAATCAGCCCATTGCGCTGTCGCGTAATACGAGAACTGATTGCTAGGAGGAATCCTATGCATCCAGGTCTTCGCATTAACGTACGCAGTTGGCCTGTAATCGTCTTGAAATCCGTGTACACGGAAATGACGACACATGGCGTTCTGCATATGCCAATGGAGCACGGGATTGTAACCGTGTGGATTTGATGTCATATCATAGATTTTACGCATATACTCATATTTCGAGCTATACCAGTTCGACGAGCCTGGAACGACATCCACTTTATAATATGGATTACCGCTCAGGTGTTTGTCACTGATTGAACCCGAAGTCGAAAATCTTAATAAGCACTTACCATTTTCGGCAGGTGCGTAAGAGACCTTCGACTGAGTATATCGCTCTCTATCATACGACATTTAACCTATCCTTTGTGGGGGACCTAGAAAGGGTCAATTTTAAGGAGGCTACATG